CAAGGCAAGCCGATACCTCCGGGAGCGGGAAGCGCTAAGGCGCGCACGGCTCAAAAGGGAGTTACCTCGGCAATGAAGAGGCTGAACCGCACTGGCAGCATGGAAGATGCTGCCGTAGTGTTTGACCAGATCATTGCTAGGAGATAACCCATGGCTATGATATCCGGCTCCTTCTCGACTTACCAAGCCAAAGGTAACCGAGAGGACCTCTCGAACTCTATCTATAACATTGACCCGTTCGATACTCCGATCATGTCAATGTCTCGCCGCCGGAATGCCAAGAACCGCACTTTCGATTGGCAGACCGAAAACCTCCCCGTGGTTGACCCGAACAACGCCCAATACGAAGGATTCGACAACGTTCGCGGTGCTTCCACACCTACTGTTCGTCTCACTAACGTCACGCAAATCTCGAAGCGCGACGCAACCGTCACCGGTTCGCAAGAAGCTGCCGATGCAGCCGGTAAAGGCTCCGAATTGGGCCACCAAATGGCGATGGCTTCCAAGGTCCTCAAGTCGGACATGGAGTCCATCATGTCGTCCCGGCAAGCCCGTGACGACGGTGCCGATGTTACCCCGCGCAAGACCGAAGCTATCTGCCACTGGATCGGCAGGGCCAAGGATAAGCTCGGGGCGGCGGCTGGTGCGGTTATTGGTGTTACGGCGGGCTTGCCCGTCCTCGCCACCGATGCATTCGCAGCAGTTGCCGGTGCTTCTCAAGTCGCTCTCACCGAACAGATGATCGGTGACGCGATGCAGAAGGCATATACCAACGGCGGCCACCCCGATAATTGGGTAGTTCCTCCGGGGATCAAGCGAACCGTTAGCACCTTCAATGGTCGCGACTCCAGCCAGATTTTGGTTGGAAAGACCGAGGTGGTTGCAACGGTCGATATCATCGCCACCGATTTCGGTCGGGTCAAGGTGATGCCGTCTCTGTGGATGCCATCTGACGTTGGCCTCATCCTCGATGCCGACTTCTTGGCAGTCGCGTTCTACCGCAACTTCCGTCAGTACCCCTTGGCGAAGACCGGTGACGCAGAGACTCGGATGATTCTCGCCGAGTGGGGCGTGGAAATGCGTAATCCCCTTGCGCACGTCATGATGAACGGCATCAAGCAGGGTGTTGTCATCACGACCTTGGTGAACCCCGCAGCGGTCAAGGCTTCGCAGTCGCCTGCAAGCCCGGAGATTACTACCTCCGAAGACCAACCGCACGGTCGTACCACTACCTAAGTAGTGAAAATCCCCGCCCCTAACGGGGCGGGGTATTTTAGGAGAGTATCATGCCTCCAGTAAGTGAGAAGCAGAGGCGCGCGATGCGCGCAGCTGCGTCGGGTAAGTCTACGATTGGTATTCCGAAGTCTGTCGGTAAAGAGTTTTCCAAGGCCGATCCTGGCGGAAAGCTGCCTAAGCGCAAAAAGCGCCGGTAGACTTCTGAATATAAGTATATCTTGACAGCGGCCTAAGGGTGTGCTACCATGGCTGAACGGAAGATCGTATATCGAAATGATGGAGCCGCAAAACGAACGATGATTCTGGACGATGACTATCCGGACCGGGTGGTTGTCCATACAGAACAAGACATGGCCCAGACTATTGAGAATAACAAGGCCATGAGGGAATTGCACCCAGAGAAATCTAACAATAAATTACTAGCTCGGGGGGTGCCAATTGCCGTCGCGGAACAAGCTCTGCGAGAAGATTGGGATCAGAACGACTGGAAACGCTGGTTGAATGATCCTGATAATGCCGCATTTAGAGTTTGGCCGGGACGGGTGTAATGCCAGGGTACCTCACGGACAAATGCACAGAGATTCGTAACTGGCTAGCGATTGGTTCGGATGTATACCCCGATCCAGTTATAACCGGCTGGATTCGTATGGCCGAGGAATATTTATCCACGGCGCTTCGTGTCAAGCACATGATCCAGTTTGACACTAATCAATTAATTGAAGCCAGAGTACCACTCCCCAAAGATTGGCAGGAGATTCGTCTCCTGCGCTTTTTGGAATCCGGTGGAGTGGGAAGATATCAAACCCCCGATGCTTTCTATAACCCGGAGTTTCCCGATGCGCCCGCTCCGCCATATCCTGGAAGGGATAAGCGCTACACAATTTTGGGGAATTATATTGTTGTTGGTGATGTTGATCCTTCTGTTGGTCTGGACGTTGAGTTAGCCTATTATCAGAGCATACCTCCCCTGACCGATGATGAAAATAACTGGATCAATCTTTACCACCCAATCGCGTACACTCTGAAAATTCTTCACATTGCATCCTTGTATGCCATTGAGGACGAACGGGGTCCCGTTTGGGACAACGAGGTGGTTCGGATGGTCAATGGGATGAATGCGCAGCATAAGATAGATATGGCGAGCGGCTCGGTGTTAGTTCAGGTCAGGAAAAAGTCGTTTGGATAATGGTTACGCATGTCGATGGGCGAAAATATGGTAGAGGTAAGTACGGCGCGAAATCATATGATTTGGGCGTCGTTCATGTTCTACCGCCCTGGATACCTATTCCCGATGTGCCGGTGGAAGCATGGATACCCATTCCGGCCCAACCGGCTTGGGCCGATTCGGCCAATCGAGATTTGTATGCGACCGAACAGTGGAAACCAGTTTTGATGCCGGTGAACTAACGTGGACACGACTACTCCCAATCTAGGTCTAACGAAGCCCGACGTTGGTGCTTCCGATGACACTTGGGGCGAGAAGCTCAATGGAAATTTTGATATTATTGACTCGTCCATTGGTGATTTAGACCTAAGTGGCGCGGCATCCAATGTTACTGTTACGCCCGGTGGTAATATTTCTTCTACCACTGTGCAAGCGGCGCTGTTCGAATTAGACGCTGAGAAGGTCGCCAAGGCTGGCGACACGATGGCGGGTCACTTGTTTTTGCCAACATCCCCTGCAGCCGCTAATGCGGTGCGGAGAGATTACGTTGATGCAGGGATAGCAACGAAAGCGCCGTTGGCAACTATTTCTCCATTACCCCCAAGCGGGGGGATAGATGGGGACGTCTGGTATCAGGTAATTGGTTCCTCTTACAGCACTGCCGGTGAAATGCTTGGATTCTTTTTGCCAATAACCAAGGCGTCATAATATGGTAACTTCATCCGTTCCGGTAACTCCCGGTGCTGGTAAGAATCTCGCTACTAATTCTATTAGCGAGGATTCATTAACTAAAGAGCTTTCGCGCATTGTTATGAATTCGTCTGCGGGTGTAGATTTGTCTGGTGCTGATGGTATCAAAATCGCTTCCGCGCAGCTTGGGACGCTCGGACAAGTAACTAAGGCGAATAGCGTTCCGGTCGTTCCGGCTACGGATTGGGTGTACAATACTGGTAAGTACGTAGCGGTTGCTGCGAATCAAGCTGATTTTACCATTCAATCATCTGTAGGCGCGATTGGTGATTATCTCGATCATGTTGTGGTTATCCCGGCAACAACTGCTGCCGGTGTCGTGACTATCAAAGATAATGCAACGGCTATTATTTCCTACCCTGGCGGAGGAGCTACAGCATTGCTTACGCTTACACCATTTACAATTTTTGTTGGAGCAGTAAGTTCAGTTGGGGCTTGGAGAATAACCACGGGCGCAAATGTTTCAGTATTGGCAGTGGGGCGATTTTCATGACGCTGCCTTGGGCATCCGGCGCATTTGATAACGCAGCGGCGCACAGCGTGAAGGCGGCGGCTGTCGGAGGTGCTGTGTGGGATCAAGTGACAGCTGGACCTGATCTTACCTTTCCTACGGCTGTTTCGGTAGTCGGTCATGCTGTTTCAAGCACGTCCATTGTGCGAACGACCACCGCGCACAGCAGCGGAAAATATTATGTAGAATTTACTATTGATCGATTGTCATTTAAGGGTGAATTTGGGCTTGCGAATAGCTCGATGATAATGTCAGCCCGTGATTTGGGGAATGATGCTAACCCATCAAATAGTTGCGGCGTCTGGACGAGCGGTCCGTTTTTTGCAAATGCCAATGGTGGTGGTCTTTCTGTTCTGAGTAATCCAATACCAACAAGTGGAACTACTAATTTGGATATGGCTGTTAATTTGGATGATACTCCGAACTTGCTTTTTTATCGGGTTGAAAATGGACCTTGGAATCCATTGCTCGCCGGTACTCAAAACCCCGCTCTTCCTGCAGGAACAGGCGGTGGCATCGATTTTAGAAATTTAAATAGCTCTTTGATGGTCGCTGGTCCGTATTACGTTGCTTTTGGTACTTGGTTATGTGATATTACAGCGCGTTTTGCTTCAGGAAGCTGGATCAATACTGGCTCTAAGCCAGCTGGTTATTCACAATGGTGAGTTGATGACTGGATTTTTGTTTAGCGGAGGTGGTGGAGGTGGTGGAGGTTCCCAAGAGGGGATCTTCAATGTCAAGACATTTGGCGGAGCTATCGGTAACGGGGTAGCAAATGATACAGCGGCGGTAATTACTACATTTGCAGCAGCATGGAATTATGGCGTTAATATCGGCAGTAACGCGAAAGGTGCTATTGTATTTTTCCCCGCTGGTGCCTATCGTGTCAATCAAACTATTTCATCGACGGGTCAGGGTTCCAACAACATCTCGATTGCTGGTAGCGGGATGCATAACACAATGTTGGTCGGCAGTATCGACGATGGATTTATTCTAGATAAGCCGGATGAAAACGGAGCAGGAATTATTTCAATATGTGACATACAAATAGTTAACGAAAGTGTGGCATCATCCTTTAATTTACAAATAACTAGTGCAACTTGGAGTGCTGGAACGATAACGTATAACACTCTTAATCCGCTTACGGATATCAATTGGACGTCCGGCTCACGTCGGATACGCATTCCTGGCGTCGATTATTTTGCTGATGGGATTAATCCAACGGCGATGGGCGGCTATTTCCTGGTCGGTAATAGAACTGGAGCCAATCAGTTCCAAGTAACAGGAATGGCTGATCCGGGAGCAACATATGTTGGTGGGGGTCATGTCTATTTGGTTTCTGGTGCACTTCGCTACAGTTTCCAATCAAGCGGTAATTTAGAGAACATTTTTCTACAAGGGATGATTGGCCTAGATGCTGGTTCTGATCAATTCCAGAGCCGTTACGCTAATATAGCCTGCAATGGTCCTGGAGGCACCGTTATTCCAAGTTCGATTGGTATGATATGTTGTGACGCTACGTTTGTTGGTTGTAATATTCTTGGTTTTGGTACTGGTTATCGGGTCGGCGGCGTTACGACAGGATCAAATTCTGGCGCTCCTGGCACTAACTTTATTGGTTGTCGGGTTGAGGTTTGTGAAATTGGTTTTGATCTTGGTAAGAATAGTCTCGATCACGTTGTGTCGTGCGGCGTTACGATGGTAGGGTGTCAATCGGAACGGTGCACGGAAACTATCGTTTGTCGTTCAGTGGGGCCGTTGCAGATTCTGGGCGGGGCGTTCACCGGCACCTGCGGCGTGGGTCATTATTTTTATATTAGCAGCGGCGGCAGCCTAACTTGGTCGGCTGGGCAAGCAACGCTAACTATTCCCCCCAGCTTGCCATCGCTCAATGATTACGGCTGGACCGGTGGTACGCGAGAGGTAGTTATTGATAGCGCGGAAGCGACACGTAATACTATAACCAATCCAACAACGTGGAACCTTGGAACGATAACTTATACAACGGTCGAACCGCTAACAAATATCGGCTGGACCACCAACGGGACTACGCGCATTCTCAACGTTAGCGGAATTATGCCGCCATCAATGGCTATCCTTAACGGCACCGGGACTCGAACTGGAACTAATACTTTTACGATATCAGGTTTCCCTGATCCGGGTCAGCCATACAATAGCGCCGCTCCTACTGGTCCCGGTACAGTTTCAATATCTCCCGGCTATAACACACTGCCCGGTCACGTCACAGCAACATGGCAAGGTACGCCGGGAAGCGTGTCGCGACAATTCAAATATCCAGTTGCAGTTGATCCGGGTGGTCCGAATATAAATAATTATGCGCTGTGGAGCTTCATGCAGCAGTCGTGCATTAAACTTTTAAATGCCGGGTATGGCTTATTTTCCGGCGTAGGAATGAGTATTGCTGATCCTGATATTGCTCAAGTCGATATGACCAATCTTGATGGCGGCTACTTAACATTTCAATCAATGCCGATGGGCAATTACGATGGAATAAAATCATTTACGCCACCCGCTGGAGCGCGCAAGGCTGGGATAAAGTTTGATAATTGTGGGGTAGTATCTTTAGATATTACTTTTGCCGACCTTCAAGGTCATACTGGCGTGTGGCTGAACTCCTATGGTGATCCAAAAGAGGGAGAGGAATACAACATTATTGATTGTATTCCCGCAACGCCCATGGCGATTGCTAAAGGTGGCGGCACAGGTCTATCCGCACGGCGTAAAATACGTTTCCAAGGTTATGCCGCATGCACTCTTGCGAGGTCTGGGTCCACAGTCACGGCAACGACCTCCGTAAACCACGGACTAACAGGGACCAATCACCTCTACATCAAGGGTGCGCTTGAGGGTCGTGATCGACCACATGGCGTTCTCGGCGATTATAATGGATACATTGACGCTACTGTTACTGGCGTCAACACGTTCCAATACACGATTGCTGGTACGCCAGCGACACCGGCAACGGGTTCGATCTTTTATGGCTATTGGCAGGTTATCGGATGATCTTAATCGCGAAGGAGACTAACAATGGCTACCTGGACTGAACCTGATGTCCTTTCTGAGGACATTGCCAACAAGATACACGACTTCAATTCCGATTCTTTCTATCTCGCGTTGAGCAATGCCGCGCCGGTTCTTGGTACGACGTTTCTGCTGAGCAACGTCACGCAAATATCTACCGGCAACGGTTATACGACGCTGGTGGACGGTGGCTCGGGCGCTAAGGCGACAACGCTGTCGTTTACGCGATCCGGACAAACCACCACGGTATCGGGCACGCAAGCGGTGTGGACCGCAACTGGCGCGGTTGGACCGTTCCAGTATGTGATCTGGGTCAACGACACGCCTACGACACCGCTTAATCCGGTTATTGGCTGGATCAACCACGGCACGCCGATTACCATGGCCAATACCGACACTTATACAATCCCGGCTGGCGCTATATTTACAATTAACTGAGGCGCAGAATGGATCACGTCGCTGATCTTAAACGCACGCCATTTATCTTGGCAGGTCGTGCTGTTAGTACGATCCAACTGCAGGTGCTTGGCAACATCAAAGATCATATTCGGATTGGTCTTCGTGAATGTGAAGTGCGCAGTGATGGTTCCGTGATAATTAACCTCGCGCCTAATCAAGCGCAGGCGCTTGGGAAAGAACTAATGGACTTGGCAAGGAAAGGACGATTCAATGGCCAAAATTGACGTAACTGAAATGCGAGACAAGGCTGGTGAGGAGTTGGAGCAGTTGTACACTGATCTGCGAACTCTTCAGGATGAGGCGCGCGCTATTTCTGAAGCGAACGCCGAACGTGCGGCGTTGCATGCGCGCATCAAACAAACTAAGCGCATCATTGCTGGTAAGGCTGACGAGTATGGTGAGCTTGCTCGTATGGTCGCGGTAATGAGTGGTGGCACTAACTATCGTCCGCAGCCATGATCCGAGGCGACAGCGTAATCTGTGGCACGACCACGACCGGCACCGGTACGCTGACGCTTGCGGCATGTCCAACGCCGCCCGGTGGCGTTGATTTCGATGTGCTGTGTCGCGCATTGGGCTTCGCCAACAATAGTGCCAATATAGTTAGTTATACGATTATTGAATACACGGATAGCAGCTTTGCTACCGCCAAGTCGCACGAGAAAGGATTTGGCATCCTGACGCTTGGTTCGTCTACCGGGATTGCTAATTGTACCCTCGCTCGCACTACCAAGCAATCGTCCGCGACCTCGCTAAACAGTCAACCCGCCACGCAAAACTTCCTGCCGGGAACCGGCATTACGATAGGCACCGCCGCCAATACGCTGGTGTTTATTGGCCCAAGCGTGATGGATATTCCGGCATTTGTGCCGTACTACGACTCAACAATAGCAAATTCCGTGCCGCCGGTTGGCACGATGAACGCCACCACTGGACAGGCATTTATAGGAGGTTCTGGTTCGCATGGTTACAACGTATTTGATTGGCGTATTCCAATGCTGGTCAAGCGTTGCAGGATGGCAAATTGGTCAGCTTCTACCGGAACGACAAATCTCTACGCGGCACTCTATAGTATTGGCACCAATGGTAGGCCAGATCGGTTGCTTATCGATTTTGGCGTGATGGGAACGGCGGGCGCTTCGCTTAACACTGCATTCAGCGGGCTTTCCAGCGCGGTGCATTCCACTGGATTTTTCCTAATGCCGGGCGAATATTATTTCAACTTCCGCTTTACAATTGTTGGTGGCACATTTGGTTCGATCGAGTCATTTGCGTCGTCTGGTGTGCCGATTATGTCTGGACGGATGGGGGCGCACGGAGCTTTCCCCGTTCCTTACTCCTACAGCGATACATCTGGAACGATGACACCCGCGCCCGATCCGGCCTATGTCACGGGTTGGGCAACAAGTTTAGGTCAGAACAACCACATCTCGTTTGGATTAGCACCGAGTTAACAAATGGCAGCAGGAAATATCCCCGTCAGCAGCATTCCTAACTGGCCGAACCCGCCAGAAGGGCTGATGCCTGCTTGTCAGAAATCGCTGGATGATGCTAAGATCAACGGTGCGCTATTCATATCGCCGCAAGGTTTGCACACGCCAGATGTGGCGAATACGACGGCGGTGCTGAATAGCTATGTTGGTGGTGCGACCGAGCTTACCTACGCCAAGGACACAAGAAAAAAAGCGCTGTTCGATCTGGTTGATGGTTACTACGACTTGCGTGCTCTGGCAGACGGTAACACTACGACCAACCTAACAGCAAATACCGTAGGAAGTTACCTCGCTGTTGTTGGTAACAATTACCGCGCTAAGAAAGCTGCTATAAATGCGGCGGCAACCGTTGCCGCTGTAAACGCTGTAGATATAAACACGGGTTGGCCTCCTTATCCATAATGTATGCACGTTCCGCCCATAGACAGCCCTACGCCTGGTTCCGCAGCGGAGTGTTGCTTGTATATTTGCGACCCGATGCTGACGCGAGCAATAGCGGTTGGTCCACTCAAGCTGGCGGCACCACTAACCTTTACTTGATGGTGGACGATACAAGTCCGGATGACGCTGATTATGTGCGTTCATCTAAGAATCCAACCGCTGACATTATCAGATTTAGGATATCTGATCCGGCAAGCCCCCTAACGCAGCCGTTCAATGTTAGTTATCGTTACGCCAATCTAGGCACTAGCGCGCTTACTTTAACTGTGCGGCTCAAGCAAGGTACTACTTTGATTAAATCTTGGGTTCACACCGATGCGGCGGCGTTTAAGACTGTAACACAAACACTAACCTCCGGGGAGTTCGCTACTATTACTGATCTTACTGACCTGTTTATTGAATTTGAGGCTGGACCATGAGTTGGCAACGCACAGGCTATTGCTGCCAGTGCGGCGAATGCTGCAAGGGCCGCGATCCGTTCGGTGGTGAACTAGGTGAGCCACCGGTTGAGGGCTTCTGTGCGCTGTATCGAACTGTTGACGGCCACGGGCATTGTAGCGATCGTATGCACCGCTATTATCTCCAGGGGTGTAATGTTTGGCCGACGATACCCGAACACGTTAAAGATTATCCACGTTGCACCTACAAATTTGAATGGGTGAACGATGGCAACTAAGACCTTATATTTCAAAAATGTATCTGCGCCCGGTGGTTCAGTTGCTCTCAGTTTGCAGGATGGCGGCACTGCTCCTGCTACCGGTATTACTGGAACGGGTTGGACTGTTGCGAAGCTCGGTACACCAAATTTTGCGACGATGGTGGCGGGTTCGAAGGCTGTATCGACTAATTTTGGTACAACCGATAAGCTGAATGGCTCGTTTATTGAGAATGCATGCTGGCGTTCTGAAAATCCGTTTACCGGCACATTTGCTAACACCAATTGGACTTTTACATTCCGCGTTCGCGCGGTGTCGTCGGCATCTTCGCAGCAAGGCCAGATAAGGATCAGGCTTTACAAATCAGCTAATTCGAGCGGCTTTGCAGCAACAGAGATAACCAGTGCGACGCAAGCTGGCACAACTACTTCTATATCCACGGTAGCGTCCGGCAATAGCATTGTTACTTATACGCCGGGTGCGACTGTAAATTTCAATAATGAATATTTCTGGGTACAGTGCGAGTGGTTTATTACTACTGCTGGTACTAACAATAACGCCGATGTGCTTTTCTATATCGAATCGGCTGGCGCTATTGTAACGCCGGACTTTACTACCACTACTGCTTATTCCGATACGATTACACCTAGCGCAATTCCAATAACTGGCCAATCAATCGCTGACGTTGCTGTTATCGCGCCGCAAGCAGCGGTATCATGGGTCGCATTGTACGGAACGCAAGCGGCAGCTGGCGGCAATATTGTCGAATCGATAACCGCTAGTACGATGCCGATCGGTGGCGCGGCGCTTACGGACACCGCCACCTATTCCGACACGTTGGCAGCGAGCAGTGTGCCAGTGAATGGCGCGACACTGGCGGACGTGGCTGTATATTCGGATACTATTACATCGAGCGCTGTACCTATCGTTGGCGCAGCACTTATAGATAAGGCTACTTATTCCGATACGCTATCCGCAAGCAGTGTGCCGGTCAATGGTGTAACGCTGGCTGATATATTCGCCAGCAGCGATATTATTGTGCCTAGCGCGGTGCCTGTTGTTGGCGCAACGATTGCGGATATATTCGCCCGCAGCGACACGATTGGTGCGAGCGCAATGCCAATTGGTGGCTCCAATCTAACGGATATTTTGACGTTCGTCGATACGATTGGTGTAGGTGCAGTTCCTATTAACGGCCAGAACATTCTGGATATCGGCGGCGGCATCGTTGAATCGATAACCGCCAGCACGGTGCCGATTGTCGGTGCAGCGCTCACCGACACGGCAGCTTATCACGTCACGATAACAGCGAGCGTTGTTCCGATCAATGGTACAACGCTTACGGATGTATTCGCTAGGAGTGACACACTTACGGCGAGTGGAGTTCCCATTGTCGGCGCTACGATCGCAGACATTTTCAGGCGTTTGGACACTATTACCGCTAGTTCGGTCCCCATAATTGGGTCAACAATTTCGCCATTAATTAGATATATCGATACATTAACTGCCAGTGTGTTGCCCATTGGCGGGCAGAATATTCTGGACATTGGCGGCGGTATCGTTGAAGCAATTAGTTCGGGAACGTTGCCCATTGGTGGGCGAACAATTGCTCCAGTTTTTGGTCACACAGATACGATTATTCCAGGATCGTTACCAATCATTGGTGGAACAATCGCCCCGTTCTATACCGTAAGATATCCGGAAGTTATAACAAGCAGTGCGCTTCCATTGGTTGGGCAGGAAATTGCATTGGTGCACCATCATCCGAGCGTTAGCGTGAAGGTGGACGGGGTTTGGATGTCGGCGACAACTCATGTAAAAGTTAGCGGAGCTTGGCACGAAGTAGTTACACATGTAAAGAGTGGCGGGGTTTGGAACCAACTATGATGACCATGACTCGATCATGGATCAAGGAGAATTCGACATTAGTCTATTTCCTAGTGGCGCAGGCTATTGCAGTTGGAGGTGGTGCGGCGGCATTGATAGCTTACTCGGTTAGGTTGGAAACGAGAGTCCATATTATGGAGACTAGAGGCGCTGAATATACGGTGGCAAGAATGGAAGAGATGAAGCTTCGCATCGCTAAGCTGGAGCAGTTGGTGGAAAAGAATAATGACAGCATCAATCGAATAGTGAATGTGATGACAAAAGAACTTCACATTTCGCCGGGAAGGAATTAAGTTATGGCTGATACCATAACCCCCAATTTGGGGCTTACCAAGCCAGAGATAGGTGCTTCCGCGGATTCGTGGGGCAATAAAATCAATGCTGATCTGGACATCCTGGATCAGAAGACTATCGCCAAGACTAGCCAATGGAATGTAGTCCTCGGTGACGGAAATACCGCTGCTGGTCATTTCGTAGTTACTCGATATAATAACAGCGCTGTAAGAATTGACGATCCGATAGTTATAAATCGCCAATCCGGAGATATAAGTCTAACCGGAAATGTATTTGCCACTTCCCTCAACTCTGCGATACATAAATATCCTTACACGGCGACCCCAGCGGCTCCTGCGGCGGGGATCGCTAATTTCTTTGTGGACGCGAATGGTAACGCTTGTATTCAACGACCAGATGGTACCGTCCAATTCTTAGGTGTTCCTCCGGGGACGATAGCATGGACTTGCGCTGGGTCTACAGATGTTGGTTGGACCATTTGTAACGGCCAGGCTATTTCTAGGGCGGCCAACCCCTATCTGTTCGCTAGGATTGGCGGCGGTTATGGTGTTGGAGATGGCTCTACCACGTTCAACATACCAGATATTCGTGGTCGCGTAATTTCCCACGCAGATCAAGGAGCGGGTCTGATAGGTAACGTAATAGGCGGAGGATTGAACGCAAAAGGTGGGTCCGAGATAGTTTATTTGGCTGCCTCTCAAGTTCCATCATTACCAGTTAGTGGTGGCACGGATTGGAATTCCCAATCCCTAAATCACTATCATCCTTTCACAGAAATGGGCGCTGGTGACGTCCAGGGTGGTTTCGGTGGTTCTGGTTTCAATCTTGGTGGACCTTGGCGCTACCGTGATGGGGATCGTAACACTGGTGCCGCCGAGTTCACCGAGAACGGCATCGGTGGACCTCACGGACACCATACTCATCCAGTCAGCGGAACGGCGTCGGGAGGTGGAAGCTGGCATTCAAATTTACCGCCGACTATAGTTCTGTACGCGCAGATCAAACTGGGATAACACATGCTGAGCGTTAACTTTCCAGCCGGAGTAACCAATCTCCTGTCTAGAGCCGCCAAAATAGCAAATTGGCGGGAGGTCAACCTTGTGCGCTGGGATGACGGGGTTACTCTAAAGCCAGTGGGCGGTTGGGAACAGATACCATTCGCAACAGCATTCGCATCCAAGGTGCGGGCTATCCATAAATGGGTAGCAATAGATGGAATCCAATATATAGCTTATTTGTGCGAGCGACATGTTTATATAGATAATGGTGGTAGTCTAGTAGATATCACACCGACAGGTGGAATGGCCCCATTGAGCGGCATCGAAGCTGGTTATGGTGAATTGAACTACAATTTCAGCACTTATGGTACTCCTCGTCCTGGTTTGTCCACCATGCAGAAGTTTTCCCCCGCTTGGTCCATTAATAATTGGGGCGAAGATTTGTTGGTCATGACCAGCTACGACGGGAGATTACTTATTTGGTCGCCATCCACCCCATCGGTAAAGCTGGTGGCTGTTACCGGCGCTCCGATCAATAACCGCCAATTCGTAGTCACCCCCGAGCACCATTGTATGCTGTTCCAGATGGGCGGCAATATGGCCGACTTTGGCTGGTGTAGCTCAGAGGATATTGAGGATTGGGACTTTGCTGATCCACTCAATACAGCGGGCATGTTTACGGTTGATCCGTTCGCGCCCATCGTAGCTGCTCATTCATCTTCTGCGGGCGTGTTGATAAGCACTCCCAGCATGTCTCATTTCGCGGAGTATATCGGACTTCCATATGTGTATCGATACAGGCCAATCGGAAAAATCCCTGTCCCAATCAGCGCCGCCTCTGTTTCTTCCACCCCAGAAGGTATCATTTGGATATCTGTTGAAGGCTTCTGGATGTTCAATGGAACAACCGCGGATGTTATTCAGTGCCCATTGTGGGACACAATGTATAGTAAGATGGACTTCCAACGGACCGTCCGAGAATCGCATTCGGTCAGTATGGTGTCCAGGGGAGAAATCTGGTGGTTTTGGGTCGATCCAACTATTAGCTTGGAGTGTGCTCGCTACACTTCGATAGATTACCGTGTCCGACCTTATATTTGGACTAGCGGTTATTTGAAGCGATCTTGTGGGCTTACGTACGCCAATGATCGAAATCCTATCATGTCGGATGGGGTTAAGGTGTGGAAGCACGAATCAGGCTTTACCTACCCTGAAGCATTACATATGCCATTTTTAGAGTCCCAAACGATCAACGTGGCAGACGGCGAAAGGTGGTCTACGCTGTCCAAGATATTGCCCGATATTGCTGGGGATAGAACTGCCTTGGCATTTTCGGTGTCGAAGACGAATGATCGAACCCAATATAGTCAGGAGACATATTCCCAGCAGAGAACAGTTAACGAGCACGGGTGGGTGGACATTAGAGAAACAGCGCGCGATATTAGGCTGCGCATCGACATGATTAAAAATTCTGATTGGAGCACGGTTGGGCCTATCCTATTCGACCTTAAACCGAGGGGTAGGAAGAAATGACAGTAAAGGTTCCAACATTTAAAGACACGGATGTAACAAAATTCATGATCCAATATATAGCAGAGGTGGATAGGAAAGACCGCGATTTGTTAAGCGCCATCCAGGGTAATCGAGCGCTTCTATTAATATCGCCAAGTAAGAAAGTGTACGAGGTTAAGGTAGACGATAGCGGCGTATTGCACACAACTCTGGTGGCCGGATGAAAATAAACGACCCAGCCATGCTAATCAAGATGGAGAGGGTCCTAAATGCGGCCAATAACGTCCATACGTTGGATGACATTGATCTAGCGTTGGAAACAGGAAAGATGCAGAGCCACGTTATGGGCGACACGTGGATTATAACTGAGGTAAATGAATATCCGCGGAAAAAGGCGGTAAATGTTATCTATGTTGTAGGCAATTTACATGACGCATTAGCGGCGGAATCGATGATTGAGGAATGGGCAAATAATATTGGGGCAGATTTTATAACTGCTACTGGACGATCTGGCTGGTGGGGATTTCGGTCTCCCGGTTGGAGAGTGTTGGGCACTCTATACTCAAAGGAACTAGACAATGGGCGGCGGTAGTCAACCAGCACAGACCACACAAGTTTCTAAAGTAGAACTTCCTGCGTGGGTGGATGCAGCCTCGCAAGAAAACTACGGGTATGCCAAGGATGTTGCTAACAGACCCCTTGAGCAATACGAAGGACAGCGAGTTGCGGACACTTCCCCCTATACACAACAAGCTAATCAATTGGCTGTCAGCAATGTAGGTTCTACTGATCCGTATTTCAAATCGTCGGCTGATATCTACAACAGGACAGCTGGTCCATTGGATATCAACAAGTATCTCAACCCGTACACGGAAGAGGTACAAAACCGATCGGTTGATGCCGCGCAACGTTCGCTGCAAGGTAACTTGCTGGCAAATACCGACCAAGCCCAGAAGGCTAAGGCATTCGGTGGATCCCGGTTTGGTATTCAGAACGCAGTAACCCAAGCGGAATCTACCCGTGGCATTGGTGATCTGGTCGCCCAATTGCGACAGAAGGGATTTGATACGGCAACTGCCACAGCCTTAGCTGACAGAACCGGTATGCAAAGCTCTGCCGCTGGGCTATTGAACGTTGCCTCGGGTCAGAAGGCAGCTCAAGGCCAGGATGTGGCCACACTATTCGGTGCGGGCCAAGCAGATCAAGCTCAGAATCAAGCTGTCATCGATTCTCTCATGGCCAAGTTCAATGAGAGGCGGGACTACCCAATACAACAGCTGAACACTCGACTGGCGGCTTTGGGTATGTCGCCATACGGCAAGACAGAAACGAGCAGCAAAACCGGGACATCCGAAAAGCCCGGTACGGATTGGGCTACTGTTGGTTTGGGTGCGCTCAAGACTCTACCGGCGCTATTTGCAATGTCCGACAGGAACATGAAGACGGATATCGAGAAGATAACGGACGGTCCGGTTCCGCTATATGCCTATCGGTATAAGAGCGACCCGAAGACCTATCCGAAAGTAGTCGGGCCGATGGCGCAGGATGTTGAGAAGAAATTCCCATCCTCCGTCAAGAAATTCGGCGGAAAGCGCGTGATTGATATCAACAATCTTATGGAGGCATTGAGATAATGCCTACCCCGTACGAACTAGCTACCAAGATGTTGGGTAGCCATGAGCACCGAAATCATAGTGCTCTGACTACCTATCTTAAGAACGGCGGTTCTAATCTGGACCCCGCTACCCAAGCGTGGTGCGCGGCGTTTGTTAATTCCAGCCTCCAACAGGCTGGGCTTAAAGGCTCCGGGTCGGATGCCGCTCGGTCCCTACTAAACATTGGGACTCCAACGGATAAGCCAAACGTTGGTGATATCGCGGTATTCTCACGCGGTGACCCAAACAGCGGCAAGGGACATGTCGGATTTTTCCAGGGCTATGACGCCAATGGAAATATCAAAATCCTCGCCGGAAATCAAGGTAATGCAGTATCGGAGGGTGTCGTGCCAGCAAGCCGTCTATTAGGATTCCGAGTTCCTGGGCTGTCATTGGCCTCAAATCCAGTAATTCCACCAGTAGCTCCGCCAGCCATTCCGGGAGAGGCAGCTGCTTCGCCGGGATCAGGGGCCAGGGATTATGTGTCTTCCCAGCCAACTCCGCCCGTCCAAGAAGCTCTGTTTGATCCTAAATCGGTGTTCGGCGCGGATGAGAAAGGCGGCGCGGGCAGCCCATTTGCTGATGCATTGGGCGGGTTAGATACTTTGAATAAGGGAATTGCTCCCAAGGTAAATCCTGCCGTCGCGGCAGAAATGGCAAAGATCACCCCAATGGGTGGAATGGATGCCAGCCTTGGCGGTGCGGGGAATCCGCAAATGGCAGCCACTTTGATGCAAGCTTTGTTGGCTAGAAATAAGCGTCCCATGGGGACAACGTTGACTGGTGGTATGGTATGAACATAGCCGATCTGGTTGCGCTGCTCAAATCAGGGCAAGATCCTAACCAGGCTGTAATCCAGGCTTCTTCGCCGGGTGTCGGGGACGCTTCCCCCGCCCAAGCTATGGCGATGATGCCGGGACTTACACCTGGGGGTCCGGGTCCTGGGGCAATCCCTCCAGCCAATTTCCCGCCTCCGGGTGGACCTCCTCCTGCTCCGCCCAAGCCAAGCGCTCCTGAGGGAGCCGCTACTCCGGTAACGAATCCGCAGCCCGCTCCGGAGTCGCCGAAAGCATATCAGTCCCCGCCTGATTTGGCTAATATGTATATTCAATTGATGAAAGACAACAGGAACGCTGCAGCATTGGATTCCGGCACGGCACTTATAGCAGCTGGACTGTCTAACAATCTAGCTACCAGACAGTCCCTTATTGGGCTAGCAAGTCACGGCGCAACGGCTGGAGCCGGTCATCAAATGACCGCAGCCGATCTAATCAATCTACAAAAGCAGCAGCAAGCAACCAAGGACATGCTCCTCCGCAGGTCTATGCTTGGCAGCCTAGCGAAGCAGTACAATCTATCCCCAGAAGCCGCAGTCGCTTTAGAAACCAGCGGCAAGCTAGACGAGGTTATAGCTGCTCATAGCCAAGGTCATCTGCAGTCGATAACAGATGCCGCCACTGGTGAAACAGTATTGGCCCACCCAATCACAGGCAAGGAAGTTGCTAGGATTGGAGGACAAAAACCCCCGGCGACACAAGTGGTTGAAGGGCCGAACGGTCCCGAGCTTCGTGTTACGGATCCGAGGGAAGGATTCAGACAGGTTGGCCCATCTGTTGGCCTCAAGCCGACCGAAGATATGCGGACCTTGGATCAAATCAACAAGGAGCGCCCAGCGGATCAGCAATTGTCCACGGCGGATTATATCACTTCGATCAAGCGCGCGGCACCGAATGCCACCAATGAAGCTATCTTGGCAACCATCAACAAGGGCCGCCCAGCCGACAAGCAGATGGGTATGGAGGATCTTATTAAGCTTCTACATCCGGGTCAAACTACTAATGTGTATGTTGGCCCTGATGGAGTTCAACATCCGGCCCCGCTTCCTGGCCATGATTATCAACGCGGCGCAGATGGCAAACTTCTATATGGTTCCAATGGGCTTCCAATACAGGTACCTATTGCAACCAAAGCTGAATTGGCTAACAAAGGTGAGGAATTGGACGTTAAAAAGAAGCAGCAAGCTCTGGACGAGCAAACTAAGAAGGAGGCTAAGGAACGGGTCCAGGCTACATTCGCTGCTAGCAACGTTGGCGAGGCTGTTAAAACTGCGTTGGAGTTGGCGGATAGACCAGGTGCATCCGGTGCCTTCTCTTCATGGGCCAGGAATTTGGCTTCCGTAGGTGGCACTCCTTGGGAAACATTGGACGCCAAAATTAAAACCATCGATGCAAATAATGTGGTTAATGCCTTGAATGCGATGCGGCAGGCTTCTCAGTCTGGTGGCGCTTTGGGTAACGTCACGGAGTCCGAAAATAAGATGCTGGCTAGTATTATTGCCAGCGTCAATCCCCATCAGGAGACTAAGGAATTCAAGAAAGGTCTTATTCGCGTCCGAGCCGCGATGGAAGTAATGGCCGAGCGCCATTATGACAAGCCAGGCGATGAAGCTATATTCCGGAAAGATTTAAATGATAGAATTGATGAGCTTGGGATATCCCAATCTAATAAAGAAAATCCAAGGGGCAGCATCACGAGGGTAAAATGACGATATATAAGATAGTTTCGCCGGATAAGTCTGAATGGGAAGTCGATGCTCCCGATTTTGAAACGGCTAGTAAAAACCTTGCGGCTCATCGCCAGGAACTAGCCAACGAGGCGAAGAAACAGGATGTTGAAAGCTCCCCTGTGTGGACGCAAATGTTGAAAGGGGCGCGGGATACGGCTGCAGTCGGAGCCGACACACTTACGGCTGGTTTGGGCGTCAAAGCATTAGAGAAAATGATACCTGGATCGGAGCCGGCCAAAGATATAAATGCGATGCGGGCTAATCTTGGTTGGGTAGCCCCTGTCGCGGATGTTGCGGCTATGTCGCGGTTTCCTTCTGCGGTGCCTTGGGCTGTCAACGCAATGAAAGGCGGACCAGCGGCTCGGTGGCTCACCGGTACTACCGTCGCGGGCGTCGAGGGGGGCGTCCAGGGGGCGCTGCAGTCAGCGGGACACGACCAGCCGGTAGCAGGAGGGGCCATCACCGGGGTCCTAGGCGGAGCGGGCGCTCAGCAATTGGGTGGCGCTATCAACAAGGGTGTCAATTGGATTAGGGGAGTGGATAATACTGTCCCGACCGGTGGGCGAATGGGTATCCAACAGATTCCACCCGGTATCAAAAATCCAAGCGCAGCGGATAGGATAAACGTAGCCACGAATACTGCGGAGTCGAAAGCCAGGCTTAGTGACGACCCGTTGGCCAAACAGAAGGAAGTAAAGTCCAACTATGAGGAACTTCTCCGCACGGACTCTAAGGGGCTTACTGCGGAGCAGAAAGCATTGATGAATAGGGTCATAAACGAGGACCCGGCCACCAAGCTAAGCCGTGGGGTTGGAAACGTACTAGACAGTAAGCTTCTGGCTACCGGGGCGGGTGTCGGATCTGGGTATGGTACTGCTAATCCAGTTATAGGTACGCTTATTGCTGGTGCTATTCTTGGCGGCGGCAGGGCGCTAAAATCTATATCGTCTGGCGGAACATCGGAAGCTGTGGACGAACTTCGTCGCTTGCTGGCCAAGAAAACTAAAACCGAGGGACCGTTGTCCCCGATGGCTCAAAGCATCCTGTCTAAGGGTGGACGCCAAATTCCGATAGACGAGTATCTATATGGTAAGGACTAAATGCGGGGTTGTTTCCCAAAAAATTGGAACACTGCTTGCGCTATATTTTCTTTTGCTTGGAGCGCTGCCGTTATTCTTCGGTCAAGTTCTGTACCCCAAATGTCAATATATAAACAACTCTCTGTTTGTCCGTGACGGTGCATTCTATCTTCTATTTGACTCCGATCATCCAGAGAGTACGAATTTTCTGCGAAGATCATGGTACTACACTTATCCTGGAGACTTGGCCCTCCCAGAAGAGTGTGACCATATTTTCCGGCGCGGCTCTGAACAAGTATCACCCGGCAACCCGAATCGCTATTAAATTTATCTTTATTGGCTTGGATTTCCTCGGGCTTCATTCCGCCACTGATAAATGTGGGGTTATATTCGATCAACGAGCGCTGCAGCAAGGACAAGGTGTAGCGATGCACGTATGGGATAATTACTTTACCATTTACTTCTTCTACAAGCTCGCGGACCAAGGTAAACCGGGGGTTCTCCTCCGGAGCCACCAATTCTTGTACAGTGGAGTCCTCCTTAATGATAAATCCAGACTGGATTTGGGCGAGCTTTATATATTTAGTAATGAAAGCATCGACGGTTACAATGCCCTCTTCCAACCAGAGGACGAAATCCTCCTCCATACTTCTATACATGGACGCCAATTTGGGAGTCAACTGATACTGCCTGGAAGTATACATCTTCTCGGGGAGGTCAGTCCAATCGACTTTGGAGGCACGAAATATGTACTTATCGATAGTTGCGGCGAGCAACTCTTCATTTTGGGCACCCACCACTTTCTTACCCTTAAATCCGCCCATCCGACAGAATGTGGTTTTGAACGGGAAATATTTGGTTTCTATGGCACCAATTGCTCGCATCTGCGCCCAAAGGTCATGAGGGCCTTGGGTCACGGGCTTCCCGGATAAGATACGGCTATAAGCGAATTGGCTGGCTAGCTTGAGCGCCGCTTTGGTCTGTTGACTGTTGTAGGTCTTGATTTGGATGGATTCGTCAATAACCAACATACAACGCTTGCCAGCTATGAACTTCTGTATATACTCCTGCGTCGTCTCCTTGCGGATGGCTTCGTAGTTCACTATCAGCACCGGAGGACACTTGAACTCAGTCTTCAAGAACTGGCCATTCTCATAATCAGCACCGGAATTGAAAATGTGCGGGTGGACTTTTAACCCGTGTTTTTCGATTTCTTCGCGCCAACCAGTCTTGAAGCTGTTGGGGCAGAATACCACGAGCCTAGTGGCGTGGCGGTACTCCACCAATCCCAGAAATTCGGTTAGGGCTGTAAGGGTCTTTCCCAAACCCATTTCCATATAGAAAGCAAACCCTGGCTTCCCATACGACGCTTTCAACGCTTGACGCTGTACCTCTAGTAATCCCATGGTTTCCTCATCTTAAGCAACTGTTCTTCGTCACGGCTACGCAATCTAACTTCGTTCTCGATATGCTGCTCCATTCGTTCCTTCCAAGTATTACCATAGACTTTCTCAAGCCAGAGGCAATCATCCTCTTCCAGATTTAGCACTACTTGGCGCTTCATGCTTCACCCCCTCCATTCGTAGCGCGACATAGGCTAGGAATGCGAAATTGGCCTGATCCATCAATTCGATCAGGGAATTCTCGTTGAACCTATCTTCGGCCAACTGCTCCTCAAATTCGCGTATTTCTTCCCGGAGCAGGTCCATTATTTTGGGCAGCGATTCCTTCGTGGGGGTGTCTTTGTGGGAATTCTTCGCCAGCTTCATTATCATCCCCTCGAAGAAATCGTGCAGTAGCGAATGATAAGCGCTAAGAGACTGTGGTACTTGAACTACGATACGAGTGGACATTACACCCTCATTTCTTCCTGTGACTCATCCAACACATATGGCTTAACGTCGCTGATTTTGGGGCCGTAACCATACATCAGCGTAAATTCCTTGCCCATCCCGTATCGCGCTGAACTTAGGTCGTCCGCGAATTCGGTCTGGGCCTTCGCGTTGAGATAGTCCATGTGGCTGATGAATACCACGTCCGGATCGTTGGCGTAGCAAGCTTCATAGAACTGCTGCATCGAGAACGTAGCGACACGTCGCACTCGTTGCGTAACCGTGGTCAATTCGGCTGGGACCCGCAGCTTGTCCCAATTAGTCTCGAATTGGTCCGGATACCAAGTGCCGCTGGAATGGCCGTCCACATCGCCCACCCGGATAGGGTATGTTCGGATGGCCATATATGTCTTAGCGAGCTTGGAGGGGGCTATCCTAGCGTCGGCTAACCCTTGCATCACGGTGCATTCCCGGCTGGTTACTTTGGGGTAGAATTCAGAATTGATCCCCAGACTAAACCCCTGCGACACCTCCATGAAGTAGGCTCCATCTTCGGGCTTAATTCGGTGATTTTGGATCACCACATTGGGGGCTATCCTGCCCAGCGAATGGCCAGCAATGGCGGTTGGTTCGCGCCTAATCTTGCGGATAAGCGCTGCCCCGGTGCCGCTTCTAGTCCCGGCCACAGCAGCGATAGAACCCTTAGATTCCTCCTCCCGATCCTCATCGGTGACTATGGCGGCATTGGGATGCACGAATATGGGTATCCCCGGATACCGGTTGGCCTCTGCGCGGAGGATATCCCGGTCAATAATCGCCCCGGCGGATAAGTACACCGGGAGCTTGATCTTGGCTTTCAAGTACAGGTAAACGGAGAACGATGGCAGCTGCTTAAGTACCACCTTCTCATCACCCACATAGAAGGTATGACCGCTATTGGGTCCGCCGCTGTAAATGGACCCGTAGAAGTCGTTAACTGTCTTGTGCCTAATGGAATAATCAGCCAGCCAAGCGGTTAAGGCTCCCTTGCCAGTGGAGCCGAATTGGCCGTCCACAACGCAATGGACGCCTTTTTCCTCGAAGAAATAATCGTCGCTCATGACTCCTCGCTTTCTGGGTCGAGCATGGCAGCCAATGCGGTGTAACCTGCGCCATCCACGTAGTTATCGTTGGACTTTCCGTAGACGGACCGGGACAGCTTAAGCATAGCCATCATTTGGGCCACGTCGTTCGGTAGAACGATGGTCTGATTTCGCACTACCGAGGTGTGACGAATATAGGTTGTCCACAATTCAGATATCATCGTGAACGAATTGACCGTATCGCCGTGGACTGAGGATTTGGTCTTTACCTCGTTCAGAGCCTCGCCCAGCACGTCTTGGGCTATCATGGATTGGTACGTTTCATCGCTGATCTGCATCTTCTTGCTCTCGGCGAATGGAGTCATAGGCGCAGGAACTTTCTTTTTAGCCATCATTTTCTCCGTGAGTGATAGTATTGAACTAGTTGGTCGTGGAACGGCATCTTACTCGTAGTTACTGAGAAGCAGTCCTTGGGGATAATTACCAAATTGGGCTTGCTGAAGTAAAATATCCCATCGTAGTACCCTATCATTATGGGTATCGCATGACCAGTCTCGAATGCAACGTAATTGATACGCTCTAACTCCACGTGCTGCCTTAACGTGGGGCCGAACGTGCTATGTTTGATCATCTTCACCTCTGCCATGAATACAGGCAGCCCAAATGGGATCATTATCAGGTCGTATATTCCGACCCCATAGGAATCCTCAAAGCGGCGAGCATAGCCACCTTTCTCCTTTACAGACTTCACCATAGCTCGCTTTACGTCTGCCTCATTCATTGCGGGTCGCCTTTATTGATGCCGGGTAGTCTAATTGGAATTCGTAGCTGTTTAGCCAACGCCCCACACCCAACCTAACAGCATCATCGGCAGCTTCCTCCCACGTGCTGTAGTGGCAGGAATAATTGTCATATTCGAATTTGTATTTGATAGCTTTACTCATCTAGCTCTGCCTTATCGTGCCACCATTCGGTGACTACGAATGTTCGATTTCCATTTTCATCCGGCTCAGTCATGGATACCGTCTGCGACTTGGGGAGCCACACTTCTTTCTTCTTCCCCGTGGTTGGTTCTATTAGGTATGCTTTGGCCGTCGTCACTTCGATGCGGCCCTCTAATTCTACTGTCTTGTCGCCCTCTCGATACGCCATGTTAGTCCTCGTATCTGTCTAATTTGAAGCCGTAGGAAGCCCTGGCCCAATCGGAACCAGAGCCAACATCGAATGGGATGGGGACGATAAGCCCTAATTCTTGAGCCACCCCCTCTACGGACCTAATTAGGTCCATGACGTCGTGGTTCGGATTTCGCTGCCATAACAGACTGTCGTGGATAGTAAGAAGGACTTGAAGGTCGTTGGGGTATGCATCCTCGTACTGACACGCACGAAGTAGGCATATCTTAAGATGCTCACCGCCCACGTTCTGTATAATGCGTGACACAGCGCGATAGGCAAATTGGGGATTATCGCAATAGGCTCTGCGCCCGAGTAAGGTCCTGACA